GGCGTATACCGTTTTGATATACATGCACAGCACCTACAGTATAACCAACATTAGGAATACTGGTTTGGCTGGCTGTTGCCGTAATTGTGTGCTTTGTTTCTATTTGTTGTGGTGCTGATACTGCTACCTTACCACCAATATAACCTGCCATTTTGTTTCCTTATGAATTAACTATTCCGAACATGGTGATTTCGCCTGACTCTATGTTGCCACTACTAAAAGCAAAACGTATTGCATTATTAACTTCTGCAGTTGTTCTTGCCATAAAAGCAGCTAGTATATTTTGACCATGTATACCACCAGTTGAACCATGAGTTACCATTCCAATACCACTAAACATTGTAACTGCCGACTGATGGGGTGCATATAAATGAGATAGACCACTTACTCCGTATTCACCAGAATCACTTCCTA